GTTCTACTACGAAAGCATTTGTGCCGGGTGCAAGTAATGACGTTATTACGTTCAACGATGGGACACAAGGCGGTAAAGTTGGTTCTTACATAGAAGTCACTGCATTAGCTCTTGCGGAGTATCTTGTTCAAGGAAGTTTAATTGGTTCTGGTACAGTAGCAACACCTTTTGGCGATAGCTAAGATAGGAGGCTACGATGGCTAGTTCAATTATTGCAAAGACAATTACTGCCACAGGTACGTTTAATGGCGGTAGAACTAGGTTAAAATCCTTTGTTGTGAGAAGCGCAGGCAGTGGTTCTCCTGCCGCAGTTTTTAGAAACGGTAGTGGTTCAGGAGCAACACTTCTGACCATGACTTTTTTAGCTTCAGACGATACTCAGATAACAATTCCTGACCACGGTATTATCTTTCCAGACGGTTGTCATGTGACACTTACTGCAATAGACTCTATGACAGGGTTTTTTGGGTAACCTCATGGCGCGGAAACAAGATAAGCAACCGCCAAAAACAAAAAAATATTTCCGCTCCACCAAGTCTGGGGCGGGAATGACTAAGTCTGGGGTGGCTAAGTACAGAAGAGACAACCCTGGCAGTAAACTCAAAACGGCTGTTACTGGAAAAGTAAAGAAGGGAAGTAAGGACGCTAAAAGACGCAAGTCTTTCTGCGCTCGTTCTGCTGGGCAAATGAAAAAGTTTCCTAAAGCGGCTAAAGATCCTAATAGCCGTTTAAGACAAGCTAGAAAAAGGTGGAAGTGTTAATGGCAGAAAAAGTAGAAGTAACACTAGCTAGACTGGAGGAAAGGCTTACGCAACTTCAGGATGAAGTGCGCCATGTTCATGAAGAGGTTTCTGACTTGAAAGCTCAAGCCAATAGATGGAAGGGTGCCTTCTGGGTAATGCTTGCTATGGGCGGTGTTGTTGGTTCTATAGTTCATCTGTTTCTTGGCTGGATAAAATAATGGCTATTGGTAGGGCGCAAATGCCAAAACAAATTACCAAGGGGAGAAAAATGAACACAGATAAATTAGTTTATTTTAAAAAAGGAGGCAAGGCTAGTGCAAAGAGTAAGGGATCAAAGATATGCCCAGAGGGTAAGGCTTGGGCTAAACGCACCTTTGACACGTACCCGTCAGCGTATGCAAACTTGGCTGCCTCAAAATACTGTAAAGACCCAAACTACGCAAAAAAGTCAAAGGGTGGTAAGCGAAAGGGCAAGTAATGGGGGAGCTTAAAAAATGGCTGCAACAAGATTGGGTGAGGATTGGCACAGATGGATCCATCAAAGGTAAATGTGGAACTTCAAAGAATAAAAAGAGGCCTGACCGTTGTTTACCAAGATCAAAAGCTAATAGTCTCAGTAAAGCTGAAAGAGCTAAAACTGCTCGTAAGAAGAAACGTGAGGGCGGTAAGGGGAAAACTGTTGTCTCTAATACAAAGAAGGCAAAAGTAAGAAATTTAAAATTAGGGGGCGGTGTTACGGCTCCAAAAAGACCTTTTAATGGTAAATCAATTCCCGGCACTGCTGTTGCAAGGGGTTGCGGGATGATCATGGAAAACAGAAGGAAGTTAACAAAAGGGGCTGTTGAACAAGCCTAGGAGTTTGACATGATTGATCCTATTTCAAGTATGGCACTTGCCTCTTCCGCTTTCGCCACTTTAAAAAAAGGGGTGAGCATAGGCCGAGATCTTCATTCGATGGGAAAAAGTTTGTCTACCTGGATGTCTGCGGTATCTGATATTGATCGTGCCCATCATGAGGCTAAGAATCCCCCTATATTTAAAAAGTTATTTTCTGGCAAATCGGTTGAGCAAGAAGCGATGGAATTGTTCACTCAAAAAAAACAGCTTGAGAACCAAAGAGATGAATTACGAAAATTGATTAGCTCAATGTGTGGACCTTCCGCTTGGCAAGAGCTTATCAAAATGGAACGTGATATAAGACAACAGCGCAAAGAAACTATCTACAAGCAGCGTGAAGCTCGTAAGCATTTTGTAGAAGCGATAGCAATAATATTTCTAGTTATTGTTGTTGTAGGATTTTCGGTTGGTCTGTTGTGGCTATATGTGAATAGGAGTTCGTTTTGATGTTTCCAGATGTAGAACAAAAAATTATGTCTGATTTAAAAGATTGGTCTAAGAACGCTCTTGAAATACCTAACCCACATTACAATAATTTACCCGCCTGTCCTTATGCTAAAACTGCTTGGCTTAATGATAAAGTGGGTTTTATTTTTAATTATGAAGCCAATTACAATGTTATACACTCTAGCATAAATAATTGGGACGATAGTAAAGATGTACTTATTTTAATAGACTTTTTCCCAGATGATTTAGATGATTTAGATATACTGTTAGATGATTTAAACCAAGATATAAGCAATGGTAAATATAACACAAAAGATATGTATCTCATGGGTTTTCACCCAGAAGATGAAAGCAACGAGCTATTAGATGATAGCCTTGATATGGAGGAGGATTCAGGACCGGTATATGCAATGATTTTCTTTCAAAGGTTAAGTAAGTTGCAAGAAGCCTCAGATTCACTTAGAATGAAGGGGTATTATGATGTGTGCGAAGATTACTATGATGCCGAATCTTTGTATAAGCGTAGAAAATCCATTTACAGGAGATTGAAAAATGGCAATGAAGAAAGCAAAAAAAGCTAAAAAAATGATGCGTGGTGGGATGACTATGCCTAAGAAAAAAATGATGGGCGGTGGCATGGTTGGTTCTAAAAAGGCTATGAAGATGATGCGTGGCGGTGCTGTAAAAGCTAAGAAGAAGTAGTAATGGCTACTTCTAACTCAAGAGATTTTGATCTAGATATCGCTGATATAATTGAAGAGGCTTACGAGCGGTGCGGTTTAGAAGTCCGAACTGGATACGATGCTAAAACCGCCCGTAGATCTTTAAATATCATGTTTGCAGAGTGGGCAAATAGAGGCATTAACTTATGGACAGTCAAGCAGGGAACCCAAGCTCTTACGGCTGGTACATCAACATATACGTTTGATGCTACTTATACAGACTTATTAGAGGTTGTATTACGAAGAAGTGGAACAGATTTTGACCTGTCAAGAATATCTAGGGGTGAGTTTCTTAGTATCCCGGGTAAATCAACGCAAGGAAGACCTAGCCAGTATTATTATAATAGACAGACCATTCCTGAAATAACTTTATGGTCAACTCCTGACAGTTCTTCTGATACGTTGGTATACTACTACGTTCAACGCATTCAAGATGCTGATGCTTTAGTAAACACTACGGATGCTCCGTTCAGGTTCTTACCTTGTATAATATCTGGTCTAGCTTATTATTTGTCTGTAAAAAGGGCACCAGAAAGACTACAACTTTTGAAAAGCATATATGAAGAAGAGTTTCAAAGAGCAGCCGATGAGGATGAGGATAGGGTGTCTCTTAAACTGCAACCAAGTATGGATTACTTACGGATTAATTGATGGCAAGGTATGCATCTGGTAAATACGCCTACGGATATTCTGATAGGTCAGGTTTCAGGTATAAACTATCTGACATGAGGACTGAATGGAACGGTCTAAAGGTCGGTCCTGATGAATATGAGTCTAAACATCCTCAATTACAACCACGATCAAAAGCAGCAGATGCACAAGCTCTTAAAGATCCACGTCCTAATCAGGACGTTGAAACTACTGCTTTCACAGTGTACACTAATGTAGGCGGTGGTATCATTGGTACTTTAATTAATAAAACCACTGTTTTATCTGTGAGTGTTGGAACAGTAACAATAACATCAACGGCTCCGTCAACGTCAGCATCGACTTTCGATTCTACAAGTGTTACACTTGATTCAGCTACCAAAACTTTTGACGAGGGTTAAATGGCAAAGCAAACTGTAGGAATTGGTTCTAGTGCAAATGACGGTAGTGGCGATACACTTCGTGCTGGTGCTGATAAGATAAACGATAATTTTACAGAGATATATAATGCATTAGGAAACAGTTCTAGTGTTTTGACTGATATCATAGATGCAAACGGTCTTTTTGACGTTAGCTCTGGTGCTAACAAAATTGTCTTCTATTATGCAAATCTAAGCGATCTACCTAGTGCTTCCACATATCATGGAGCAATAGCTCATGTTCATGCAACTGGTGGTCTATATTTTGCTCATGGTGGTGCTTGGCTTAGACTAAACGATGAGACAACAGGACCTGTCACTAAGTATGTAGCTGGAACAAATGGATCAAGCGCATATACTTTTACAGGGCCAGGAGCCACTTCTGGTGATAACCCTAATTTTACATTTTACAAAGGGCATACTTATCTTATAAATAACACGGCAAATGTAAGTAGTCATCCCTTACAAATAAGAACATCAAATGGTGGTTCTGCCTTTACCACAGGTGTAACGGAAAACTTTAACTCTACCACAGGGTTAACACAATTTATTGTACCACATGAACCAAGTGATACGTCATTAGTGTATCAATGCACTAATCACAGTAGTATGGTTGGAAACATAACGATAGTATAGCAAAATGAGTTACACCAATACAACGCTTACGCAAGCAATTAAAGACTACACTGAGAACGATGAAACTACGTTCACAACAAACATACCTAACTTTATCAAGAATGCAGAAGAGCGTATTTTAAAACTTGTTGAGTTAGATTATTTTAGAAAGAATGTTACAGGTACACTGAGTAATGGAAATAAGTTTCTTGCTGTTCCTTCTGATTATCTTGGGGCTATTGCGCTTTCTATTATAAATTCTAGTAATCATGAGTTTTTATTGTTTAAAGATGTAAACTTTATTCAAGAGTACAATCCAAACCCAGCTACTACAGGTGTCCCTCGATATTATGCTCTCTTTGATGTCAATAATTTTATTATTAGTCCTACTCCTAATAGTGGTTATTCTGTTGAGTTACATTATTACTATAGACCCACATCAATAACAGCAACTGGAGATGGTGCATCTTGGTTAGGAACTAACGCTCCTGATGCGATACTGTTTGGAAGTCTTTATGAAGCATATGTCTTTATGAAAGGTGAGCCAGATATTTTACAGCTTTATAGTGAAAGATTTAACGAAGCAATAATAAGATTAAAAACATATGGTGAGGGCTTTGAGAATACGGACGCTTATCGTACAGGATTAAGAAGAGTACCAAAAACATAAGGGATAAAAATGTTTGATTTAGCAACAGGTGCTGTTGGAAGCGTGAATGTCATGACATCTGATAATGGTGGGCACTCTAATGAACAGTTAACAGAACTAGCTCTTGATAAGCTAATTACCATCTCAGATAGAGCGCATCCTGCAATACAAGCTCAAGCAAGAGCTTTTAAGGATAATGCAGCAAAAATAATGTATCACTACATTACGTTGGCAAGACGAGAAGAACGTGCTACTATCGTTCAAGTTCTGACCTCTAATGGTCATAAAGATTTGGCTGAAATAGTAAGGAGACTATAATGGCGATAACTCAAGCAATGTGTAATACTTTTAAAAAAGAGCTGTTAGAAGGGGTGCATAATTTTAAAAATGGACAAGATACTTTTAAACTTGCTCTATATACATCCTCCGCTAGTTTAGGTGCAGCGACCGCTGCTTATACAACTTCTAATGAAATAGCAAACGGTAATGGATATACTACAAAAGGGGTTTCGTTAACCAATGTTAATCCTTCACTTAGTAGCACTACTACAGCGATTACAGATTTTGATGATGCACAGTTTACTAATGCTACAATAACGGCTCGTGGTGCATTAATATTTAATGAAACTGCAACAAATGATCCGGCCGTTTGTGTATTAGATTTTGGTGCAGATAAAACATCTACTTCTGGTACATTTACCATACAGTTTCCGACAGCCGATGCTAGTAACGCAATCATTCGTATTGCATAGGTGACAATGTGGCTCTCGTACTTGCCGATAGGGTCAAGGAAACCTCCACCACAACGGGTACTGGCACGTATACTCTTGCTGGTGCTGTTAGTGGTTTTGAGTCTTTCGGGTCTATCGGTAATGGTAACACTACCTATTATGCTTGTACTCTTGGTGCTGATTTTGAAGTCGGCATAGGCACATACACCTCTTCTGGCACTACATTAGCCCGAACTACCATATTACAATCTAGTAACTCTGATAACGCTGTTAGCTGGGGTGCTGGTACAAAGACACTGTTCTGCACTCAGCCAGCAGAGAAAGCAGTCTATCTTGATGCCAGTGGTAACATAGAAGCATTTAACGCAAGTAACCTTACAGCTATAAATGCATCTAATGTGTCTAGTGGTACGTTATCTGAAGATAGACTTCCTAGTGGTGGCGCAGGGGCCGCTACTTATGGTTCTACCTCAAATGGTACAAAAATAGATACTATAACACTTGATGCTAAAGGCAGAGTGACAGCAGTTGCTACGGGTACTACTGGTGATATAACAAATGTAACAGCAGGAACGGGTCTATCAGGTGGCGGTACTAGTGGCTCTGTGAGTTTAGCTGTAGATTTATCTGAACTTACAGATATGACACAAACTATGGTTGGCACAGATGAGTTTATTGTTCTTGATAATGGAGCAGATAGACGCAAAGCCGCTAGTGAAATACCGTTAAGTATATTAAATAACGACAGTTCTTTTATAGATGGGTCAAGTCTTAATGCTTCAAATCTAAGCAGTGGCACAGTGCCTAACGCTAGGCTAGATGCACAGTTACAAGATGTGGCTGGATTAGCTGTTACAAACAGTGGCTTCATTGTAGGCGATGGGTCTAACTTTGTGCTAGAAAGTGGTGCAACTGTACGAACATCGTTAGGTCTAGGTACTGCTTCTGTATTAGATACAGGCATATCCAACACTAACATTCCAAAGTTTACTAGTGGTGTAGCAGATGATGATTTTCTAAGGGTAGACGGCACGGCTATAGAGGGTAGATCAGCTAGTCAAGTGTTGTCGGACATTGGCGGTCAAGCCTCATTAACTTTTGGAATATCTAATACTAACGCAGTTAAGATAGACAGCACGTCTGTAGCAGACGATGAATATGCCAGATTTACTGCAAGTGGTCTTGAAAGTAGAAGTACCTCTGAAGTTCTGTCCGATATAGGAGGGCAAGCAAGCCTTACTTTTGGAATATCTAATACTAACGCAGTTAAAGTAGATAGCACTTCTGTAGCTGATGACGAGTACGCTAGGTTCACATCTAGTGGTTTAGAAAGCAGAAGCACTTCTGAGGTTCTGTCTGACATAGGTGCTATTACAGCAAGCTCTACAGATACACTTACAAACAAAACAATAAATGCTTCGCAACTTTCTGGAACGGTAGCTAATGCAAGACTAGATGCACAACTACAAGACGTTGCTGGTCTTGCTGTAACAAACGGTAACTTTATTGTTGGTGACGGAAGTAACTTTGTAGCAGAGTCAGGTTCTACTGCGAGAACATCATTAGGTTTGGGGACTGCCTCAGTATTAAACACAGGCATTTCTAATACGAATGTTCCCAAGTTTACTAGCGGTGTAGCAGATAATGATTTCTTACGAGTAGACGGCACTGCTATTGAGGGACGTTCTGCTTCTGAAGTATTGTCCGACATAGGTGGACAGGCTTCTCTTACATTTGGAATTAGCAACACAAATGCAGTTAAAGTAGACAGCACTTCAGTTGCAGATGACGAGTATGCTCGTTTTACAGCTAACGGATTAGAAAGCAGAAGCACGAGTGAGGTTTTATCTGATATAGGTGGTATATCTGCTAGTTCTACAAGCACTCTTACAAACAAAACTCTTACAACTCCTGTGATTAATGGTTTTAGTGGCACAGGCGATGCAAGCATTATAGGCAATCTTACTATCACCTCAACAGATACCGGTTCTACTGTAGCACCCAACTTAAAATTAAAAAGAGATAGTTCATCTCCTGCTGATAGCGATTTTGTTGGTCAAATTGATTTTTTAGCTGAAAACAGTGCAGGAGAAGAAATAAATTATGCCAAAATATTTGGCAAAATAACAGATGTTACTGATGGTACTGAAGATGGCAACCTTATTTTTAATATTATATCAGCAGGGTCAAGCACTACTCATTTTACTATAAAGGGTAATGGTGCTACTACATTTACTAATAAAGATGTTTTACTCAGCACTGGTGTTGATTTATTATTTGAAGGTTCATCAGCAAATGCTCACGAAACTAAAATTACTCCTACAAATCCAACTCAAGATAATACTTTAACATTACCGAACATCAGCGGTACTTTTATTACAACAGGTAACTCAGACACACCCACCACCACAACATCAAGCGGTGATGCAGACTTTGTGCTTGTAGATGATGGTGGTACAATGAAAAAAATCACCCCATCTAATCTTGGTATCACAGGTGGGGG